TTGAAAAGGTTTACCACCTAAAGCATTTATGTGTTCCATACTTGGGTCCATTGGTGCAGTTGGTGCTGGTGGTGGCAGTACTGCATCCACATTTTTAACACCGATTGCTTCGTACATGTTTCTATAAACTTGATACATGTTATGCAACATAGGGTTTGCTGTTGCTATCTGTAATTGTGTTTGTGCTAATGTAATTCTCTGACTCATAGAAAAAATATTTGGATCCGCTACCGGCACTACATCTATTCTATCATCAAAGTCAGCTTGTTTAACATTTCTCTGACCACCTACAACATCATATGGATATTCTGGTGGTAAATATTGTGACACAACTTTTGATAAAAGTTTAAATTCATTTTTCATTGCTGCATAACATCTTTTATGAATTGCTGACATGACTCGTGAGCCTCTCTCAAGAAGAGCGATTGTGGTTCCAACTGCGGCTGTCTGGTTACCATCTCCCACTTGCATATCAGCAATCGCCGCGAATCTTTGACCAGCTTGTACAACGATGCCTAATAAATTTAGTAATGTTTGTGATGGTTCTTTATATGGTAATGGAAAAAATGCATCTCTTAATGATCCACCCGGTGCATCAACATCTTTAAACTCACCTGGTTGTATTGGTGCAGCTTCATCTCTAACTCTTACACCTCTTTGTTTAAAACCAGCTGGTAAATTTGATAAAGTCCCTGCGTCTAATAATTGACGGAGAGCCGCCGTTGCCGTACGACTCAATCCGCCAATCATATGAATGAGTCCAAAGCCATAAAATCCAAGTCCTGGCAGAAATTTGAAGTGGACAAAATATTGAATCTTATTTTTCTTTAGATCATTGGGCGCATAGTTTCTCCGTATGGAGAGGACTACTCGGTTGCCTTCTTCTACAGTTACAATGTAGGGCAATTTTATTCCTGTCGGTTGGCCATCGGCACCGACTTCTTCGAAACCTTCTAAGTCTAAATTAACATGACACTCTAACAAAGAGTACACCGGTTCGTTCTTACCAGTTTTTTTTGTACCATCTAGTTCACGTTCTTTTTTTGCTAATTCATTATTTGTATCTGTGCCTGGAGGGCCTAACTCTACATCTCTATAAAATCCAGATACTTGTTGTTTTCTTAATTCGTTTTCAGAAATTTTTACTGTATGAATAACCGCTTCCGCATCATCTAATGAGGTAGCTGTATACGGAACGATTAATTCATCTGCGGGTACAAACTTAGACACCGCTCTTCCTAATGGAACATCATAATAAACTTTTTTAAATGTAGATCCTGCAAGTGGTAAATGAAATAACATAGAATCAAACTCTGCTTCGTATTCCTTCATTTGATCCATCACAAGATAATTCATAAAATCTTTTACACGAGTTGCTTGTTGTTCTGTTGCAGGATTTTTAACACCAATAACTTGTGTTCTTACTGGTCCGTCTGCTGGTAATAATTCTTTGTAAGCTTGTGCTTGAAACTGCGTAACAGCTTCTGCTAATACTGGGTGTGTTGCACCCGATGCTCCTTGAAACGGTTCTGTTCTGTTTTCGTATTTAAATCCTAAAAGATCCAAACCAGTTGTATAAGATTGTTCCCACTCTTTTCTTGATGCTTTATAGTCCATGTAGTTTGCAACCATTTCGTTACCGATAGGTTCTAAAATATCATCAGGTAAAATATCTGCTAAATTATCAAAGTGTGATTCTGTGCCTGGTATGTTTATTGCACCTGGTTCAAAGTCTAATGTTGCGCCACCATCTTCTTCAGGGATAACTTCT